GCTGCGCTGCGCAATATCACACAGCTAGAGCGCCAGATTACTGCGGAGAAAGAAAAGCAGAAAGCGGCCGAGAAGGCAGCCGAGGAAGCGAAGAAGCGCGAGGAAGACCATCAAAAGGATCTCAAGTCAGCCGTCGAGCGCGTGGCTCAATTGCAGCAAGAGCTAGCAAAAAAAACAGCCATCGCAAACCTGGACGAAGAAGCGCTCCTGCGCGCAGAAGCCAAAGAGAAGATCGGTCGGTTAGAGAACCTTACCGCCGAAGAACGGAATCAGAAAGAAAACGAGCTTTACGACATCCTGCGAAAAATTCGCGAGGTCGACTCGGCTGAACTGACGCGCAACAAGGTCAAGGCGATGCGCGACGAAACCGCAGCACTCGCAGCAAAGGTTTCCGGACATAAAGCCGAATACGACGTAATGAAGAAGCTTCGTGATATCCGCGATGACCAGAAGCTCACGCAAAGCGACAAAGACGCGCTCGCAGGCGAAGTGATGGCTAATGCGAATGCACAGGAGATGTTGAACGAGCAACTTGACCGGCAAAAAGATCTGCTCGACCGTGTTAAAGGCGGAACAGGCAGCTATCGGGACAAGATCCGCGAGCTTCAAAGTGCGTTGAATGACGGAACTATCAACCAGAAGCAATTCAACGAAGCGCTCAAAGATCTGAATAACAAACATATCAAAGACGTGACCAAGTCGGTCACAGACTTCACTCGTACAACGTTGAAGGGCTTCACCGACGCAATCGCAAGCGGCAAAAGTCTGAAGGATGTGTTCAAAGACCTTGGCAAATCTATTGCGGAACTAGCAGTAAACAAGCTTCTCATAGATCCGATTGCAAACTTCATCGGCAACGCTGCCGGCAGCCTGTTCGGCGGCACCATGTTCGGTGGCGGAGGCTCTACCACAGCGCCTTCAATACCCAGCGGAACAGGGTTTGCCGGTAACGGTAGCGGCTTAGGGAACCTGCTCGGGGGTATTCCTCTCATCGGTGGATTGTTCGGAAACAAATCAACTTCAACCACTACGGGAGCCGATCCCGCAGCGGTTATGGGCTTTCTTGCTCGACACTCTATAGGCGATGCTTGGAAAGTGTTTATCGTAGGGGGCGCTGGCTTCGGCGGCGGTGGCGCTTTGGCTTCCGGTGGAGTTCCGGGGCGGGGATTCGGCAGCGTTCCGGGAGGATCTCTTGGTCCGATCGGAGGCGGCTACATCCCACCTGGCATCGGATTACCCAGTATTCCCGGAGGCGTGTACTACCCACCGGGCGGTGACTGGAGTGGCTTCGGCGGCACTCAAGGCTTGATGCCGTGGCAAAGAGGCGGCGGTGGCGCTGCTGGTGGTGCGCAAGCATACCTCTCGGCAGCGCAAACCGGGCAAGCTTTGCAACGCGCAAATACCGCAGCGAATGCTGAGACCGCTTGGATGTATAGCCAAGGTTTGATAAGCGCTCAGCAAGCGCAGACAGCATATCAAACGCGCCAAACTTCGCAGCTCACTCAAGCTGCGTCGGGTTATCGCATGACCGGCGCGCAAGCCTACGGTCCTCCGATTCAGACGCCGTTCATTATGCAAGGTAGTCCATACGCCACCTATATGGGTGGTGGAGACTGGGCATCAGACGAGATGCCACCACTGGCACCTGACTTTAGGAAGCCAACAGGCTCTCCTTTCGCGCCTTCTGGTGCAAGCCGAGCTGGCACCAAGAGCTATCAGTGGAGCGACTGGGATCCAGATCCCACGCAAAGCGCGGTAGCCAGAATCTACGGCTACGGTGGTCGCGGATATCAATCGAGCCAGCCTGGAGGCGGTGGCACTTATGGTGGCAGCGGCGATGGACTCATGCCGTTCTCTTGGGGTGGATACGACAACTACGTGCCGCAGGGTTATCAGTTCCCTAGCGGTTACGCACACAATCCGCGACCAGCGGGATTAACGCCGAATCGTTATCGAGCGGATGGCGGTCCGGTAGAAGCCGGCATGATCTACGGCGTAAACGAGCGCGGTCGTGAAGCGTTCATTCCGGAAACCGCAGGTAGTGTTGTCTCGAACGAAAAGCTAACCGAAGTGTTCGGCGGCTCAAACGCACCACCTAGCTTGACCTTTATCAATTCAAGCGGCGTCGACTTGCAGCAGCCCGAAGTGCACTGGGATAGCGCAAGACGCGAACTCCGCGCAGTCGTCAACGCCGTGATGGATACAGCTCCAGCCTCTAAAGGCGCAAAGAATAAGAGGCGCGGATAATGCCAGATGCATCATGGCCGCCCGGATTGCCTCAATATCCGCTACAGAAAAATATCAAGGGTGGACCGGAAGATGCCACGATCCGCTCCAAGACAGACTACGGCGCCGACCGTGTCCGGCAGCGTTACTCGGGCGCTGTTAAGTACTTTCCGAACATCACCTATTACTTCACCGCAGCCGAGTTCGCTATCTTCGAGACGTTCTACGAAACGACCCTGAAGAATGGCTCGCAGCGCTACAGTCATCTTCATCCGATTAACCGGACAGCAGCGACCTTGCGTATGCGCGGGCCATATATTGCTGTTCCGCTTTCCTTTGATTGCATCTCTGTGAGCTTCAACGTGGAGGTCTTGCCGTGACCATCTCGGATGAAACCGCAGCAGATCTCTCGAATCCAGAAGGCGAAAAGATTTTCGTCAACCTTATCGAGATCAGCCACCCTGCAATGCCTTCGACGTTCAGGCTCGCCGACACGTTGGACGACTTTACGTCTGGTGGACTCGTTTACGTTCACTGGGATTTTACTCTGCCGATATTGTCCGAGATTCGTGGCGACTTGCCGAAGCCCGCGCTGCGCTTCGACAACACAGAAACCGACATCACATCAGCAATCAAACAGTACTGCTCCAGCAGCAGGATCCGACCGACCGTGATTCATAAGCTCGTCATGTTCGATCTGCCAGATGTGATCGAGCGCGGACCAACTACCTACAAGATGCGCAAACTGCGCGTCAAATTCGACGAAGCGACAGCCTATCTAACCCCGTTCTCAATCGACATCGATGCGATTCCGTTCAAGAAGATCGACCCGACAAACACCCCTGGTGCCTTTGGAGTAATCAGATGATGTGGTGGAATCAATACGTCGGCATACCTTATCTCGAGTCTGGTCGCGATCGCGACTTAGGTCTTGATTGCGCAGGACTTGTTTGTCTTGTTTATCGCGAGCAATTCGGACTAGAGGTAGACCAATTCTTTGACGAATATTCGTCGTCCGATTTGAAGCAATCCGAAGAACTGCTTGAACGCGCGCGCAAGGATTGGCACCAGGTAGAGAAGCCGCAAAACGGCGATGTCGTGCTTTTGCGCATGTTAGGGCATTCGTGCCACGTGGGCGTGGTTGTAGATGTCCAGGAGGGACCGTTCCGCGCATCTGTTCTGAACGTTCGAGAGAACGTCCACGCAGTAATCGAAGACCTGCGCGGACCGCGCTGGAAGAATCACATCGACTCTTACTGGAGGCGAAATGAGCGCGCATGAGGTCTTAGTCGTAGCACGCCGCGACCCGTGGCGAGAGCAGCCAGACGTGTGGAAAGAGCACGGCAACGTTGCTCTCACGCGCATCATGCGCAAAATCACGCCGAAGTATCGAAGGCTCAAAATCAACGCCTTTATAAATGGCGTGCAGATCCCGAAGCAGGACTGGGACGCAACACGCGCAAAGCCAGGCGACATTGTCAATCTACGCGTAGTCCCAACCTTCGGCGGCAGCAATGCCATGTCTGCGATGGGCGGGCTGGCGCTCGGTGGCGGAGCCTTGGCGCTACTTAGTTTGTTCGGCTCAAGCAATCGCAAAGAAGACCAGAACGTCACGACGCAAAGCAACACGCTCGCGCCACCACCGGAGAACCCGCCCGATCCACCACTTCCGCCGGTCGATGGGTACGGGGGAGCAAAAGATACTGTCATGCCCGCCATCATGGGCGTCTCGAACCGCAAAAATAACTGGGGCCCAGTTCCAAACGTTTACGGCAACCCGGTCCGCATCGCACCGGTCGTAGTGGCAGACCCTTTCTTCCTGGTGGAAGGAAACGAGCAATATATGTATGTGGTTTTGTCCTGCGGCATTGGTCCGCTCGACATTTACGACATCAAAATCGGCACCAAAACAATTGAAGAGCTCACGACTGCCGGCGTCGTTCAATGGGAGAAGCGTGAAGGCAAGCC